CACGGTGGTATTATTCCTCCTGAAAAACCTAAACTTCCACAACTTAAAATATTTGCAGATAAACTTAAAACTTATCTTAACGCAGGTGCCATAAAAAAAGATTATGCTACTCAATTACTTAAAGAGAAAATGGACGAACTTGGAGTTAGCGATGCAGAGCTAGGAACTATAACAGGTCGTAGAGGCGAAGCTGACGGTGGACGGATCATTGGTAAACCAGGCGGGTTAGTTGAACCTGGGGTGGAGTATTATGCAACTGAAATATATAAAATTCAACAAGGGGCACACAAAGATGAATGGGCTTTACCAGAACAAACTTTTGATTCAAAAACAAAAAAGAAATCAACTAAAGTTAAATACTTTAAAAGTAAAACAGATTTAAATAATTATTTAAAAGAAACTAAAACACCCCCAAAATATTCTAAAACAGAATTAAATAAAGCAGCTCAACATTTTTTTAATAAAAACTATAACGAAATTGATTCTAAGCAACAAGCAAAAGCTTATCAAAGAATTAGATCTGGAGAAGGTAAATTTAGTAAAGTGACACAAGCAGATCCTTTAACAACGATTCAACAAAATAAAATTTTAAAAGAATACCCAAATGCAAAATTTACACCAACAAATAAATTTGGTTTTCCCCCTGGTCATGAAAATTATCAAAAAGTAACGGCCTTTGTTAGCAGAGATTATAAAAAACCATTTCAAAAAACACAACTTCAAGCTCTTCCAAGATATGCACAAAAAGAATTAATAGAAGCTTTTCGAGAAGTAGATTTTAATTTTAATAGAGATACTTTACTTAGAAAAGGTTCTCAATTTAGTAAATACGGTGTTCCTGTCTCTCACCCTAAATATCAAAAAATATCAAAATATTTTGCTAAATCAAAAATATGGAAATACAATTTTGATTTAAGAAGTCCTGAAGGCTGGATGATGTCACAGATGGAAAGAAATTATGCTCAAAACGGTGAGGCTTCTCCTTATAGGCCAATTACTAAAAACGGCGGCCCTATTGCAAAAGGCAATCCAATGATTGGGATTGAGCACAATGGTAAAAAATATAATATGAAAACTATTGTTAACCATGCTGATTTTGATAATACTAAAAAATATTGGAACATAGCGGACAAAACTTCTAAAAAATATTTGTCTGAATTTGATAACTTAGCTAAACTTTTACCAGAAGGATTTGATCCTAAAAAAATTCAAGTAAATGATTTGTTACAATTTATTGGTGACAAGGATGGTATTAAAGGATTGAACAGAGCAAAAAGAGCAATTCAAATTCACCATGAGTATGGTGTTGGCCCTAGAGCCACTACAAATTATCAATTGTTAAGACAGGATATGAATTTATTAGCCAATAAAGCAAACAATTTAATTAAATCAGGAAAATTATCTAACATTGAAGAAGGCGCTGCTAAAGCATTAGAACGAAACACTAGATTAGTTGTTAATGATGTAAGATATGGACCTAAAAAAGTTTCTGCAACTGGAGATATAAAAACTATTATTTCTCAAGCTGAAACTGAAATGAAAGGTCTTACTAAAAAAGATTGGAATAAATTTGGTAATTTATTTAGGCAACTCTGCCCTAAAGGCAAAGCATCAGGAGGCAGGATTGGTTATGATCCTGGAGGAGCAGTTGGAGGAACTTTAGAATGTGGACTTAATGTTATTAAAAACAATAATATTAAAACTGAAGGTCAAGCAAGAACTATGCTTAAGATAGCGGAAGCTGGTTCTAAATCAAAAGCATTAAGAGGCCTATTAGGTGTTTGGGGTCTTGGAGGTGAAGCAATTATTGAAGCGGGAATCGGAGCCTATAAAGTTTTAGGTCAGGGAGTGCCAGCGGACATAGCATGGTCTGAATCATACTGGAGCTACTTGGATCCAAGAAAATATACAGGTGAGCTTTCTGATCTTCGGAAAAAAGATTTAGAAAAAGGTAATCCTAGAATTGCAAAATATTTTGATGCATTGGGAGTATTGGAAAAAAAAGATTATCATGAAAAATGGGTTAATCAAACGAATCCTGATGATCCTTCTTATGAATATCACAGAAACAAATTAAATCAGTATAACGAAGTTATGAATAGTTTTTATGGAGGACCTAGTGGCATTACAAAAATGCTAGAAAGAGTTCAGCCCGAAGTCGATGAAGCAGAGGCCATTCAGGCTGGAAGATGGGCAGCAGATGCTATGCCTTCGACAGAAGTTCAAGCAGATAGAAAACAAAAACAAGCAATGAAAGAACTCATGGAATCACATGGTGTAAAAACAAAACCCCATACTAAAGATGGAAAACCTGTTTATGAAATTGATAAAGCATTAATAGATACAGATTTAAAAATGTTTGGAGATTATTATGGTTATGGTTGGACACCTTATGGGCATGGTTATGGAATGCAACAAAAGAAACCTGGAATTGGTGATATGAAATATAATGAAGATTTAGGTTATAGAGAATTAATTGATGATATGATGTGGAATAAAGGAATGGATAACTTATCTAGAGGAGCTGCTAAAATAGCAGGTGGTGGTAGAGTGGGCTATACGGATGGAGGTCTAACAAGAACCGTGGCCCCTGATTCGGGACCCATGTCTCAAGGGTTGCGTTCATTGTATATTAATGATATGGATTACTAGGAGTATAAATGGCAGATATAGATAAATCACTCCCGAATGTTAGACACGAAGTAAAAATACCTGGTGCACAGCCAGCAACCGATGTTGACATTACGGAAGAACAACAAAGACAACCTGTAGAAGTAACACCTGATCAAGAAGGTGGTGCTACAGTAAATTTCGAACCAAGTGCCGTGAACCAACCTCAATCAAACACGCACTTTGATAATCTAGCAGATATTTTACCAGAAGAAGTTTTAGATCCAGTTGGAATTCAACTAAGACAAAATTACATGGACTATAAAATGTCTAGAAAAGATTGGGAACAATCTTACACAAATGGTTTAGATCTTTTAGGATTTAAATACGATAATCGTAATGAACCTTTCCAAGGAGCATCCGGTGCTACACACCCAGTTTTAGCTGAAGCTGTAACTCAGTTTCAAGCATTAGCTTATAAAGAATTATTACCAGCAGATGGACCAGTAAGAACTCAAGTTATTGGAATATCCAATCCTGCTAAAGAAGCTCAATCACAAAGAGTAAAAGATTTCATGAATTATCAACTTATGGATCAGATGAAGGAATATGAACCTGAATTTGATCAAATGTTATTTCATCTACCACTAAGTGGTTCTACTTTTAAAAAAGTATATTATGATGATTTATTAGGAAGAGCTGTTTCAAAGTTCATTCCAGCAGATGACCTCGTTGTTCCGTATACGGCTACCTCATTAGACGATGCGGAAGCGGTGGTTCATGTTGTAAAAACATCAGAAAATGATTTAAGAAAACAGCAAGTTGCTGGTTTCTATTCTGATATTGAATTAACAAAACCTGTTTCTGTAGATGCAGACAAGGTTGTTGATAAGAAAAGAGAATTAGAAGGAACTTCTAAATCAACAAGAACAGAAAGCGTGTATACTTTACTAGAGTGTCACGTGAATCTAGATTTAGAAGGTTTCGAAGATGTTGGTCAAGACGGTCAGCCAACAGGAATAAAATTACCTTACGTCGTTACAGTCGAAGAAGGTAGTCAAAAAGTTTTGTCTATTAGACGAAACTTTGCGCCCAATGATCCACTAAGAAATAAAGTTCAATATTTTGTCCACTTCAAATTTCTGCCAGGACTAGGATTTTATGGCTTTGGACTCATTCATATGATTGGCGGTTTGAGCAGAACGGCAACGTCTGCTCTCCGTCAATTATTAGACGCAGGCACATTATCTAATTTACCAGCCGGATTTAAACAGAGAGGTGTTAGAGTCAAAGATGACGCTGCACCGATACAACCAGGAGAATTCAAAGATGTGGATACACCTGGTGGTAATCTAAAAGATGCATTTGTATTTTTACCATACAAAGAACCTTCAGCTACATTATTGCAGTTGATGGGAATTGTAGTTCAAGCAGGACAGAGATTCGCGTCCATTGCTGACATGCAGGTCGGGGACGGGAACCAAGGCGCAGCCGTTGGTACGACCGTAGCTCTTTTAGAACGTGGTTCGAGGGTAATGTCAGCAATCCATAAACGATTGTACGTGGCCCTAAAACAAGAATTTAAATTACTAGCAAAAGTGTTTGCTCAGTATCTACCACCTGAATATCCATACGATGTAGTGGGTGGACAAAGAAATATTAAAGTAGCTGATTTTGATGAAAGAATTGATGTATTACCAATTGCAGATCCAAATATATTTTCAATGTCGCAAAGATTAACATTAGCACAAACTGGACTGCAACTTGCTATGTCTAATCCACAAATGCATAATTTGTATATGGCGTTTAGAAAAATGTATGAAGCGTTAGGAATTAAAGATATTGATAGAATTTTACCACCACCAGCACCGAATGCACCTAAAGATCCATCATTAGAACACATTGATGCATTAGGTGGAAAACCTTTTCAAGCATTTCCAGGACAAGATCATAGAGCACACGTTACAGCGCACTTAAATTTCATGTCAACTAATATGGTTAGAAATAATCCAGCGGTTATGGCTGCATTACAGAAAAATATATTAGAACATATTAGTCTAATGGCTCA